CAGCAGCAGGTGCGGCTCACGCAGCGAGCTCGGCGACAGCACCAGCCACGGCAGCCGGCCCGTCTCGATCAGGCGGTGCTGGATCGTCAGCCACGCATCGTCGATCAGGTCCTGCCACGTCGAGGCCCGCGTCAGCGTCGCCGGCGTGCCCGAGTCCAGGTAGGACCACCGGCGGCGCACGTCGAGGTCCGTCACCGTCGGGTAGAGGATCCGACGCACCACGTACGCCGGGATGTCGTAGGTACGACCGTCAGCCGTCCACACCACGCGGTAGCCCGTCCCGAGCGGCGTGGTCGCGGTGATCGCAGCCGTCACCACAGAGGCCACGCCGTCCGCGATGGACGCCGCCGCCTCGTCCACGAGGGCCGCGTCCCCCGAGTCGTACACGCTCACCGTCGCCACGCTCGGCGGGGCAGCCTCGCCACCCCGGTACAGGCGCAGGCGCAGCGTCAGGCTGGACCCGCGCTCCAGGAGCTCGACCGGCAGATCCCAGCGCGCCGCCGGGATGATGTCGGTCGTGGTGCTCATCAGGTGGCCTTGGCCAGGCCTGCGTTGTACCACCGGGTGTCACCCGCGACGACGATCCCCGTCTCGGACTGCGACACCGTGACCAGCGTGGCCGACAGCACATCGTCCACGAGGTACAGGTCCTCGGCCGCGTCCGCGACATTGACGACCATCAGGCGGGCGCCGCGCAGGCCGGTGACCGGCGGGAGATTGACGACGCGCGCGGCCCCGCCAGGGTCGAGGGCGAGCAGCTCGTCCGAGACGACCACCTGCGACGGATTGGCGGCCACGCCGGACGGAGCCAGCAGGGTGGTGGTGCCCACCAGGGTCGCGCTGACCTGGTGCAGGGACGTGTGCAGGATGCGGGCCTGGGGATCCATCATCGCCTCCGGTCGAGCTGTTCGTGCGTGCCGCGCGCCACGTCGTCGGCGATCCGACGGCGCTCCGCGCGATCTGTGATGCCCATGCGGGCCAGCCGATCCTCGGTCACGCGGCGCGTGTCCGTCGGCGATCGATGCTCCCTGGGGTCGCGCTCGCTCATGCCATCACCTCGGCCGTGCCGCCGGTGATCGGAGCGCCCAGATCCGAGCACTGGCGGATCGCAGCATCGACCACGACCAGGGCCGCCTCGACGCGCTTGACCTCGGCGTGTGCCTCGGTCTCGGTCACGACCGAGCCAAACTTGGCGGCGGCCCGCGCCGCCGCGTCGCGCTCCATCTGGAGACGACCACGCAGGCGCTCCAGCGCAGGCAGGCGAGGCGCCGGGATGTGGCCGTCATCGACCAGCCCAGCGCGCCAGGCGTCGTACCCCGCACGGTCGTAGGTGGTCAGATCTGCCCCGCCGTACAGCGTGGTCCAGCGGTCCACGTAGTGACCAGGGTAGGGGCACACCATGTACGACGTGCCCGGACCGTCGATGTCGTGCGGGATGATCGTCTTCCCCTTGCCCGACAAGTTGAGCTTCAGTACCGTCGCGTCCACACCTACGACCTTGCCGCCGCCGTTCTGCACGGCCTGCGTGCCGTTCAGCCCGTCTCGCACCACGTACCGCATCAGCGCCGGCACGATCTTGCCGCTGGACACCTCCCACGCATCTTGCATAGATGCAAGATAAAAGCGCGGGTGGCTGCCCTTCGGAGCGCTGGTGCGGCTCGTCTGGGCAGTCTCGACGTATGCCGCGTTCGCCGTGGGCTCCACGGTACGCTTGGGCTGGGTGCGCGGCTTGGTCATCGGTACTCCTATCAGGCCTTGCAGATGATCTGCACACCGCGCGCATCGTCGTTCTCGACGAAGCCGACGTACAGGTGGGCGTGGTACTGATCGATCGTGGCGCCGGGGTCGCGGCCGTACTCGATCAGGATGTTGCCCATCGCGCGCTGACGGCTCGGATCGCTGACGGGAGGCGTCATGTGCGCGCGGGCGATAGCGCCCTGACCGACGAGCATACCCGCGTACCCGGATCCGGAGGAAGGCGAGCGATTGGTCTGGAAAACGTCCACGTCAATGACGGGGACGCGGCCCTTGTATCCGGTACCGACCTGCACGCCAGCCGGCGGCTGGTACTGCATCTGGCCGGCCACGCCCAGCAGCTGCTCCAGGCGCAGACCACGGATGTGGGCCGAGTGACCGACGAAAAGGTACGGCCCCGAGACGTTGGCGGCCTCCAGCGTCGAGGTCGCGGTGAGCAGGGTGGTCAGTGACATCTCGGTCGCGTCGGTACCCAGCGAGTCGCTGAATCCGGTCGCCAGCGCCGCCGCCAGCGTGGTCTCGTAGGTCAGCGCGTCGGTGAGCAACGACTGCGCGAACCTGGCCCAGTCCAGCTCCGGGTCAGTACCCATGCTGATCGTGCTCGCGTCGTGACTGACGGAGTACCGGCCGACGGTCACGTTGGTGCTGGCATCGACGAATGCAATGTTCGTCAGGTCCTGGATCTCGGTCGCCGACGCGAGCGCGTTGTAGCCGTCCAGGCCCAGGCGCCGGACCTTGATCACGTTGGATCCGGTACCGGCGACGTCGCCGGCCTCCAAGATCGCGGGGTGGGCGCCCATGATGGCGCGGTCGGCAAGCAGGAGCAGGCGGGTACTCGACAGGATCGAGTCCACGCGCTCAAGGTTGGACGTCAGGATCTCATTCGCCACGGGTCACCTCATCGGGTCGGGATGGTGTACTGTCCCGGTCCCCCCACCCGTATCGTGGGCGCTCGCGCGTAGGGGCGGGCGTGTCGTGCCCGAGACGATGGACCTCTGCGACATCCCTACCGCACCACTCGCAGCAATGCAAGGGCTACCGCCCGGTGACCGCCGACAGCGCGCGCTCGAGCTCGGCGCGGGCGGCCGTGCGCTCGTCGGCCGTGCCGCCCCTGATCGCACTCGCCATGCGCTGCTCGGCGGCGCGCAGGGCCTGGACGCGGCTCGGTGGGTCGCTGGCGGGGCTGCGGCCCTCGGTCGCGGCAGGTGGAGCAGCAGGCCCCGCCGGGGTGGTCGTGGCGGCGGCCGGGGTCATCGCGGGCGCCATGTAGGCCCGCAGGCCCAGCGGGGCGGCGTCGGGCGTCAGGGACTGCACCCACGCCGCCAGGTCCGGCCGGTCGGCCTCGGGCAGCGCCTGGTGCAGCGCGCGCGCCACCGTGCGCGCCTCGGCAGACGTGAGGCCGCGCTCGGCCATCGTCAGATCGACGGCCAGCGCATCCCGCGCCGCCTGGTACTGCTCGGCCTGCGCCCGCGCCTCGGCTAGCGCAGCCTGCGCCTGGGCCGCCTGCTCGCGAGCAGCATCGCGGTCGCGCGAGACCTCGGCGAGACGGGCGGGGGGGATCCCCTGCTCACTCCCCGTCGTCGTCGTCGTCGCTGCCGGCGGCGCGGCCTCGGTCCCCTGGGTCTCGGTCTCCATCTGCTCTCCCCTCTGCTGTGCTGATCGCGTCGAGCGCCGCGATGGCGTCCGCCTCCGACAGCCCAGGATGCATCATCCGGTAGGCCCCCGCCCGCGTCATGCGGCCAGCGGCGATCTCACGGTCCACGTACGCCTGGAGCTGGAGCAGCTCGCCGATCGCAGGCGGGATCGACTGGTAGCTGATCCGATACCCCGACGACGGCAGCCCCATCAGGGCGCCCACCACGCCGGCCAGATGGGCATCCCAGCGCCGAAAAATCGGCTCATACCGCCGCTGCGCCTCACGCTGGCCGTCCCGCGTCACCGCCAGCGCGTACCCGCTGCGCGGATCGCCATCGATGCGGCCCACGTCCGCCGGATTGAGCCCGAGGGACGCCACGATCCGACGCTCGTAGGCGGTGATCGCCTGCCCGACCGTCAGCGGATCGCCGGGCGCCTCGTCCTGGTGGATCGTCGGCGAGGCGTCCATCTCCCCGCCGCCCTCATACCGCACGATCCGCAGCAGGACCGCCGGATCTGCGACGACGACGGTACGCGCCTCCGGCCCGTCGCCGACCGACATCTGCCCCACCACCTCGCCGCCGATCAGGTACCGCTGCGCCCAGGACGCATCCGACAGCAGGTGGCCCCACATCGTCCAGTACACGCCCATCCGCAGCGTCGCCCACACCGCCTCCGAGGCCGTCATGTAGTCCCACTGCCCAGCCCGCGCCGCGCGGTAGTGCACCCACGGGAGGTATGCCTCGCCAGACGGCAGCCGGTAGGGGTAGGCGTCGCCTCGGTAGCCACCGGCCGGCGCTGGCGAGCCGTCCGCAGAGCGGATGTAGACCGCCGACAGATCTGCACCCCGGTCGTCCTCGACCACGTAGCGCTCCCGGCCAGGCCGGATGTCCCAGATCTCACGCGTCCACCGGTCGTCGCGGAGCTGCCACCACGCGATCATCACCGGCCGCTCGGGGTCGGTCAGATCTGCGACCTCCTCCACCTCGTGGGGCGGCACCGACCGCAGGACGATCCGAGGCCCCGACCGGCGCACGTAGAGCAGGTGGTCGCGGATCGCGATCGTGTCCCGCTGGAGCCGCTGGCCCACCGACTGCCATCCCGCATCGTCGAGCAGATCCTGCACCACCGCCGCCACCGCCGGCTGCGCGTGGTGGACCTGGGGCGGCCCGTCGTACAGCGTCGCCACCGCCTGCGCCGCCGTCATCAGCAGCGACGAGCTCGTGTCCGGCGACCCCTGACCCGCCGCACGCTCCGAGCCCAGCTGCGTCTGGAGCTCGCGCCGCAGGTCCTCGGACCAGCAGCCGTACAGCATCCGCCACCGCAGCGCCTGGTGCTCCTGGCGCTGCCGCGTGGCGTGATCCGTCTGCGCCATCCTCGCTGGTACGTGCATCGGTGCTCCGTGGTCCTATCGGTATCGCAGCGTCGGACTGCGTGCCATGATACGCGGACTGCGCATCGAGATCGACCACAACGCGTACCGCAGGGCGTCGATCCGGTCTTTGTGCGCGTCGTCGCTGTAGTCCCAGCGCGTCAGCGCCTCGATCGTTGCCTGGGCCTGGACGTGTACCCGGAAACAGTCCGGCCGCAGCATCAGCGTGTGGAGCCAGCGGACCCCGCGGTCCACGCTGCCCCGGCCGCTCCCCCGGCCGGTCTTGGCCTGGCGGATCCTGCAGGCCCCGCCAGGCCGATTGAGGCGGCGGCTGATCGCGACGGCCAGATCGGCGTTGCTTTTGCGCGCGACCGAGGCCGTGATCCGGCGGACGTCGTGCGGCTTGTCGCCCACCGCCTGCGTCAGATCATCCCACCCCCACCCCCACCGCCCGAGCATCGCCAGGACCCCCTCTGCGTCGTCCTCCGGCGTGGTCAGGCCCTGCCCGCTGTACTCGTCCAGCACCCACACCTGCGGATACTCCCCACCCCCGACGACACCCACCAGGACCGCACACTGCTTGTGATCCCGCTCGCCGTGGTCGATACCGATAAAGATCGACTCGAAGTTGACCCCCTCGGGAAGTTGCTCCACCACGTGCTGCCCGCCGGGCCGCGAGTCGAACGCGACGAATACCCGGCCCTCGATGGGCGTCTCCCACTCCCCGTCGAGGATGATCGCCGCCTCGTGGCCCGGC